ACTGCGGTCGATCAACGCGCTCAGTGCGGCGCCCATCTGCGTCGCAGCTTCGCCTGGTTCGACGATCGAGGTCATGGCCGCAAGGCTGCCGTAGGCTTCCTCGAGCGAAACGCCGAGCTGACTGGCAAGTGGAGCTACACCGCCAAAAACACTTGCAAGCTGCGGCATTGTCACGACGCCAAGGTTGACCGCTTGCGCCGAGAGGTCGGCGGCACGCTTGAAGGCCGCGGCCGAGGTATCGCCGTATGAACTGGTTGCGACGCGCAGCAGCGAGAAACCTTGCGCCATGTCGCCGGCGCCGGCTTTGCCGAGGATCATCGCCGAGCGCAACCGCTCCATGTGATCGGCGCTGTCGCCGAGCGAGCCGATCAGCTCATAGCCGCCCTTGGCGATGTCGTGGACCGAGCCGCCGAACTCTTGCGCAAGCGCGGCGTATCCCTTGGCCAGCTCTTGCGTGCGCGCCTGGTTGCCGCCGATCAGTGACGAGATGTTGGCCATCTCGCGGCCGAAGTCCATCGACTCTTGCACGCCTTCGCGCACCACATCGACGGCTTTACCGACGCCCGACTGCGCGAGGTTGGCCAGCACGTTGCCGGCCGCAACCTTGAGCACATCGAGGCCGCCTTTCATACCTTTGATCTTGGCGTCGGTCTTATCGAGTCCGGCCGTATCGGCGCGGAAACCGAGCTTGATCAGTAGGTCGCGAACGATCATCGGCGGGCCTCCTTTCGCGCCTTCTCGATCTGCCGGTTGCGCTCACGCACACGGTCGGCGACGAGAAAGACATCGTCGAGGCTCCATTCTGTCTGAACTTCCAGAATGCTGCGAGCGTATCCAGACTCGACCGGCAAGGTCCAAAGCCACCGAGACTTGCGCGCCTCCTCGCGAAGCTTGCGCACCTCGGCTAACTCTTGGGCCGGTGTTAGGCGACGCCCTGGAGCTGACCCACGCCCAGAGCCTGCAAAAAAGACCCGCAGCTATGGTCGATCGACATTAGATGCAGCTTGTATAGGTCGGCTAGGTCGTGCTGATCGCGCGGCGTCTTGCCATCGGCGCCCATCACCGGATCGCCCGACAGCGTGCAGCCGTGCAGCACACGCGTCCAGACGAGGTCGCGATACTCACGATCGCGCAGCATCTTGGCGGCCTGCGTCAGCATTCGCCCGGTCGCCGCCACGTTGTCGACGCCTGCTGCCTCGGCCCGCAAACCATCGTCGCCAGCGGCGGCCAGCAGTTTGCCGCGCCATTCGGCGACCAGACACGCCACGTCGAAGGCCGTCGCCGCGTCCAGCTTGGCGATGGTGCACGGCTTGCCGTTGACCTCGGCAGTCAGAATGTCTCGCACGTTATCCCCCCTAGGGATGATTAGACTTCGGAACCCGCGAATTCAGACACGAGCTGGCCGATGAAGGTCCACTCCACGGTCGACACTTCGGGGCCGAACGTCACCGTCGGCTCCTTCTGGATCGCCGCGCGAACCATCGAGACGGTCTGACCGCCCTGCGCGTTGCGCACCAGAATCGGAACCGTGGTCGAAGCACCGCCGATCGACTTCTGCGCGAACAAAAGACTACTCAGGTAGTTGTTGCTCATCGAGGTCTGGAGCAGCGTCACCGTGATGGTGCCGCCACGAGCGCCGCGCTTGTAGCTGATCGCCGGTGAGCCATCGGCGCCTTCCTTCAGCATGGCGGCGTCGCTGGCGTATTCGGCCGAGACGAAGTCACCATCGCCATAGCCGCTCACGGGAACGCCGTTGACGATGATCGCGATGTCGTTGGGGCTGTAGGAGCCGAGCAGATTCGCCATGATGTGACCTCGTTAAACCGCGATGTTGAGCGTGAGCGAAACCGACTGGATGGCGCCGGTACCTTGCAGGTTTCCGATAATGCCCGGCAGGTGGCGCGCCGTCTTGTCCGCGGAGGGAACCTCGGAAATGTCTGGGATGGTCCAGCTATTGGCGACGGTGAACGGCTCGAGCATGCCAAGCGCGACATACTTGTTGCACACGGTGATGGCCGCACCGGCCACAGCCGCGATGCCCGCGTTGTTGAACGGCAGCTTTCCGACCTGCGGCGCCAGCACCGCGAGCACGGCCGCCTGCACATCCGACTCGAGGCGGTCGCGCATGGCCACGGTGTCGACGAAGGCGTGCTGACCAGCGGCCACAAAGCCGGAGGTCTGGCCACGCTGCACCTGGTTGATGCCGCCGATCGTGACGTAGACGTTTCCGCCGTGCGTGGTCACGTTGGTGTATTCGCTGGTGGACAGGTCGTCGGTGCTCGGGCCGGTCAGCGTCTTGCCGTGGGCAGTCGACTGGCCGAGACCCTGCGGGATCAGCTTGCCGGCCAGAGCCGCGTCACACGCGCCGGCGCCCACGTTGACCGTGGCAAACGATGCGGTGTTCTGCGAGGCGCCCAGCGTGCAGCTATAGTCCGACAGCACCAGATCCACGAGCGGATCCAGAGCGGTCAGCACGATCGTGCGGTCGTTGCTGGTGCTGCCGATGATCGGAGTCACGGCCGCCGAGCAGATGGCGCCACCACTGACCGCCGCAATGGCAACCGCGAGCGCCGTCAGCGTGCTGTCCGAGTCGGCCGCGAACACGACCGGAGCCGCGATCGAGGTGCCGTTGAGCTTGACCGTCACGCTGTTGGCCGCCACGAAGGCGTTGCTGATGGTCAGCGAAACCTGCTGGGCGTTGGCCTTGCGCGCAAACACCGAGGTGCGCAACGAGTTGCTCGACTCGAGCGAGGTGACCACGCTGGGAGCGCCGGTGAAGGCCGCAGCCTCCTGCGACTCGGCAAAGAACAGATGCCGACGAGCGGCCACGGTCTCAACCCAAGTGTCCACGGTGGTGATGTCAGCAGCCGACCGCGAGGTCAGGAGCAGCGCGTACCAGACGCCGTCCGCAGACTCAACGGCCGACAGCGACGTGCTCGACAACGCCGAGACGCTGGCCACCTTGAACGACTTGACGCGCTGCGTCTGGCCTTCTAGAGCTGCCGCGAGCTTATAGGCCTTGTGGTACGGCTTGAAACCGAAGCCGGCCAGATCCTGCATGTTATAGCAGGTCTTGAGCACCGGAGCGGTCGGAGACGCCGCGGCCAACACGTTCTCGGTGTCGATGATCATCGGCACGCCGAAACCATCGATCGAGGCAGCAGCGCCGATCAAGTTGATCTGAATGTCCACAAGGGTGCTGCTCGGGAGCTTTGCCATCGTATCGCCTCGCTAGATCGGCACGCCGTCTACTTCGATTCCGGTCAGGTCCACCGTCTCGATCCATCCCGGCGTTTCCGTCGAGCTATCGAGCGTGGCCACGATCACGTCACATTGTGCGCGACTTTCCGCGCGGGTGTCTAGCAGCGCAGTGAGGTCTTGCACCGGGCCGACTGGCCAAGCCTTGCAGCCCGCCTGTCGCAGCGCCAAGATGCGCGAATCCTTGCGCAGCTCGCGGGCGAGGTTGCCGAGCAGCACCGTGGCGTGGTTGGCACCATAGGCCGTATTTGAGATCACGTTGACGCTCAGGGTATGCCGCCGATGGTGAGCATAGACCACCGTGCCCGACGTGCTGGTGTTCTGCACCTCGTCGCTACCTTGCAGACCTGGTGCGACCTCGCGCAGCGTGAAGTTGAGCGCGGCGAACGGCTTGGCCGGAATGGGGAACTGCGCGCCGTTGTTGCTGGTGGCGAATTCCCAAAACACGGTGCAGGTCGGAAGCGCCGCTTTGACCGCGTCGTAGAGTGCGTCCTGCACGTTTGGCCAAGTAAAGGTCGCCATGCTTACGGCTCCACGGTCGCGCTGTAGAGAATGAAACGGCGATAGGCGCCGTGATCAACCCAATGCTTGTCCTGGTACACTTGAAAGGTGCGGCCGTCGTAGATGATTTGATCGCCCTGCTGAATCGACGAGCTGGTCGTCGGCTGATCGCCGCGCACGTCGGCAACCGTGTGCATCAAATAACGGCCGGTGAGCCGGATACCTTCGGGCAGCAGTGAGCGCGTGCGGTCGGTGATCGGGCCGACGCTGGCCGGGATGCTGGTGTCGGTGTAGGCGCCCGGCGTGAACACGCCCTTGCTGCCGATGGTCGTCGAGATCGCGCCCGCGCCGTACCTTCGTCGCACGACGGTTTGCGCCGCCAGCGAGATCACCACATCCGAAACGACGACCGGGACTCCGCTCACTGCTTGACCTCGTAGGTGATACTATTGATTAGCTGTCCGGTATCGATCAGCGGTGCAGCCGGATCGCCGGCCTTGGATGCGAGGCCTCCACCGTGGGCGCCCTTGGCAATCTTGCGCTCTATCGTAGCCGCTGCTAGTGGCGGCGCAATGTGGCCGCGGATGCGTCGCTTTACGCGGTCGCTCGTGACGATGCCGATCCGTTCGCCAGCCTTGGCCGCAGTCATCTCGCCGTGTACCACCGCGTCGGCCTGCTCTTGCGCGAATCGCATGATCGACGGGTCGCCGTCGACCGTGGCGCGAAGGAAGGATCGCTCTGGAATCTTGCCGGCGCCAAACTCGTGCACCGCCGCGATCTGTACGTTGCTGGCGTCGTCGGTGCGTTTGCTGTCGTTGGCGTGCACGCCGACCGTGATCACGGTCTTTCGCAATAGGCCAAGCTGGCGCAAGATCGTATCCCACACGCGCCGGTCGTCCTCGACCTCGACCGTCGGCTTGACGGCCATCAGACCACCAGCCCGCCGCCCGTGCGCCGTCGGATCAGATTCATCAGCGCCATGCCGTAGGAGGTCGATCGCAGGCCGTGCACGCTCATCGGCCCGGCGGCGTTTCCGACATCCACGTCACCGACCGACCGCGACGTGACCGGGCCAGTAGTGCCGGATGCGCCTCCGCTGGATCGGACGCACATGTGGCACACCCAGAGCAGCGTCGCTTGGTCGGCGTCGGTACCCATCACGCTCGGAGCTACTGCACCTGGCGCAAACGAGATCCACGAATTGACCTGAGAATCGGAGAGGCCCGACAGCTCTGGCGCGAACGTCTTTACGTCGATCGCAGTCACAGCCATCGGGCCTCCCGAGTAATCAGTAGGACGAACTTACATGCCGTAGCGGATCAGCATCGCGATCGGGTAGCGGATGTTCAGACCGCCAGCCTGCGCGTGGATCGCCTGGGTGATGTAGGTCGACTCGATGTCCGGCGGCAGGAAGACCGGCGCCAGCGGCAGGATGCGGCCAGCCACCATCGGATCGAAGCGGTAGCATACCATGAAGGCATCCGCGCCCAGAGCGCCACCGCCCGTCTCCAGCTCGGGGTGAGCCGTGATCTGGGCATCGCCGCCGCCAGCCGCCGCGAGCGCCTGCTTGGCGAATTCGAGGATGGTGGTGGTAGTGAGCTGCGAACGCGCGGTGGTCGCGATCTTCATGTACGAGCTGACCGGCAGCGCCAAGCGGTTTGGCAGCAGGCTGCCCTTGCCCTTGACGTTGGTGACCACGGTCTTGATCAAGTCGATGATGTCGGCCTCGATCTCGTCCGGGGTCTTGTTCGCCCACAGCGGCGATCCAGCGGCGCCGTTAGCAACGGCCGACTTGGTGATGTCGGTGTTGCTGTAGAGGCCGAGGATGCCTTCCTGCGAGTTGCCGAACCAGTTTTCCGCGTTGATCG